TACGATGCAGAATGGTCAATTATATCTGCGAGTTCACTGGGAGCCTGTCACCAACGTTCGAGATGGTTCTGTGTTGCAATCAATAGAGAATTTGCCTACCCCAACAACAATGGATCATTTGCCACAGAGAAGTCCCGAAGCATTGAAAAAACAGATGGAAGGACCGAGAAAAGGAAGAACCAAGCTTGCCAATCTCAGGGAGGCAGTGAATCCAGAAACACAGAAACTGTTCAACTCAATGTTACCAACCCCAACAGCAATGGATACGAAGGAAGATGCACTGAAACACGCAACAAAATTACTTCAGGGCAAGACTCACAGATCATCGGGTCAACCAATACAAGTGAGCTTAAGCGATGCAGTGATGATGGAAATGATAAAAGAGAATCCAGAATTGATGGCAATTTATCAGGATCATCAGATGGAGGAAAGGCCATATCTACCGAAACAGGAAGAATTTGTGACTTATCTAAGACAACAGACAACAATAAAAGAATTAGCAACCAAAACAACTATCAAGAAAACAANGATAGAACATTGGTTTCGGAAGGACAAAGTAGGGTTCAGTTACCCGAGCATAAAGAACTGGGAAGAGATAAAACCACATCTGAAGACAATACAATTCGATATGGAGATGACAACAGTTCAGAGCAAGGAATGGACAACCAAGAGTCAGATGTTACCAACCCCAAGAGCAAACGAACCTGGAAGGACGAATCTAGGTTATGGGGACAATCTCAAGGAGGGGATATGCAAACAGATAGGGATTCCAACAAAAAAATATCCGATGCTTCCAACTCCATCAGCCAACGAACACAAATACAGTATGAGCAAAGAGGATCATCAATCTGGAACTTGCCTAGCAGCTATGGCAAGGAAGGATCGACTCTCAGCCCCAACTGGCAAACCTATGAGTCTGAACCCTGCCTTCGTAGAGGAGATGATGGGCTATCCAATTGGACACACAGACTTAAGGCATTAGGAAATTCCGTTGTGCCACAGGTAGCTGCTATTCCTCTACAACGTGTTTTGGATTTAGAAAATGAACGACAAGCTTGAATATCAATTTAAAAAAGCTTTTTTGGAGCAAGAGTCAGAAAAGTTTATTGAGTATCTTTGTAAACCCAGAACAAAGTCTGAGGTATATGCAGCAATAGAAAAAATTGCATTGATACAGCTTCAGATAAAAAATTGCGAAGATATTATTTACCCATCAACAGTTGACAAGTGTTGATGTATAGTTATTATTAGAAAGCCCCTGAAACCCAACCCCATGAAACATTTATTTCTCTATCTCTGTATTTTTGGCATAGGATATTTTGCATTTACAGATTCTTTGACACGTTCTACGGAAATTCATTGCCTTAATAATATTCAAGCTGCGTGTGAGGAGCTTGCCCGAAAATGATGAGTGAATATGATCTTGGTCTGCGCTTTCATAAACAACCGAGGAAGAAGCGACCAACCCCTGAACGCTCCGACCTCGGCAACCCAATATTAACTATGACTGAGAAAGAAATCTTCAATACATTTGCATCTGTTATTGATTCTCCAGATGCATCACCATTTCTAAAACGATTAGCACAAGCTGGTCTTGTTGCAATGCCACAGGATAAGGCACTTATTTTGAAGACATGGCCACGTTTGATGATGCAATATGGCCCTCACACAAAGAGGTACAAAGACTCATGAGAATCACACTTGATCTCCCAAAATATAAATGGGATGATATTTATAATCATTTAAAAAAACATATTGATGAATCAGAAAATGTTGCAGCACTTTGTACTGCAATAAAAATGAATCATTATGAAAAATCATTAAATAGCATAATTTACAATTTTTTATTATCTCATGGACTAAATACTGCTGAATTACCTACAACTAGAGAATTAAAAAACTATAAGGGAGGCCCTGGTTTGATAAAAGATATTTATTACATTCATGGAATTAGTCATACCGAAGCTCGCAAACAGTACTCCACTTTTATCAAGAACAATTTTAAATTAGTACCTTTGGAGGATTTTCAATGACAACAGGATCAATCCAAATTTCAAACGAAAAATATCATGCTGATGATGCCATCTCAGCATCAATGCAAAAAATAATGGTAAAGCATGGCCCGAAGGCTTACTGGAACTCTTTTCTTAATCCCAATAGGCCAGAACATAAACCGACAAGTGCCATGTTGCTTGGAACATTGACCCATTGTGCCGTGCTTGAGCCTGATGAACTTACAAAAAGGTTTGTTGCTGTATCTTCCAGGACAACCAAAAAAGGTAAGGAAGAGGCAAAGGAAGCTGAAGAAAAGGGCATGACTGCCGTAACAGAATCTGATATGGCAAATGCAATAAAGATGAGAGATGCGGTTTTTGCAGAACCCCATGCAAAAAAATTACTGAGTTTTGGTATTGCAGAGAAATCATACTGGTGGGAAGATACCACCTCTGGTTTAACTTGTAAGTGCAGGCCTGATTGGCTAAATAAAGAAACTATTGTGGATCTTAAAACCAGTAGAACAGGAGCAAACCCCAGAGACTTTGCAAAGGCAGTAGCAAATTTCACCTACCATCTGCAATGCGCTCATTATTTATCTGGTATTCCATCAGCAAAAAGATTTATCTTTCTTGTAGTCCAATCCGAATATCCATTTGATGTTGGATTATGGGAGCTTGATGATGATGCATTGCAAGAAGGCCAAAAACTTTCTCGAGAAGCTTTAGATAAAATTGCCGAATGCCGCCTGCTCGATGATTGGCCGAGCTGGTGTAAAACAGGAGTTCAATCTTTATCCCTGCCCCGATGGGCATTTTCAACCCCTATAGAAAAATGAGTTTTAATGAAGAGCAGAAAAAACTGCTAAATCAAAAAATTAACAAAGACAATGTATCTTTCAGAAGTGGTGGAGGCGGTCAAAAGTTAGCTTATGTTGAAAGCTGGCACGTTATAAAAGAAGCTAACCGCATCTTCGGTTTTGATGGCTGGAGTTCTGAAACATTAGAAACATCTTTAGTTGCTGAAGATTCAAAGTGTGTTTCTTACATTGCAAAGGTAAGAATTACTGTCGGTGATATTGTCAGAGAAGGCACAGGTGCTGGCCATGGCCGCATGGGTGGTATTGGCGATAAGCATGAATCAGCTATCAAAGAGGCTGAGAGTGACGCAAGAAAACGATGTCTGATGCAGTTTGGAGATTCCTTTGGCCTGTCTTTATACGATAAGGACAAGGCATGGTTAAAGCCTGATGATAGTAAACCAACTGTCTCAAGTAATAAACCAATAGATAGATCTGAAAGTGATAAGTTCATCAAAGAATGTGAAGCCTTCATTAATAAACCAGGCAATAAAGACAAGCTCGGTTTGTTAAAGAAAAACATTTCAAAACGATATGAAACTAATGCTATTAGTGAAGATCAAAGAGATGGATTACTAACACTTATTTTAGAGAAGGAGGATTCATGAATGAACTTATAACATCAGATCAACTAGCTGAAGAGCTTGGTGTAAAACCTCAAACTGTGCGACTTTGGAGAACCAAAACTCGCAAGGGTCACCCCAGTGGCCCAAAATGGACTGTCATCCTTAATAACACTATTCGGTACAACCGATTAGATATTGAGGATTGGCAGAACAAAACTAACAACCCTGACTAATTAAATTATTATGTTAAGCATTACAGCCGTTGGCAACCTAGCCTCAGATCCAGTACAGAAGGAAACTTCTCAAGGTACTAAGGTAACAAACTTCAGACTACTTACAGACATCCAAGATGTGACTGTTCAGATTGATTGCACTGTATGGGGGAATCGAGGAGATGTTGTCATGCAGTATATAAAAAAAGGCAATCAGATTACTGTGACAGGATCTGGCAACCTAAATACTTTTGAGAAAAGAGATGGCAGTGCTGGAGCATCCATTCAGGTAAGGGTGAATGACTTTACATTACCTGTAAAGAGTAGAAGCTCAGAAGCAATCCCAGCCTAGCTTATGAGGGGCATTGTTCTGGAAGAGTTCATGTAAGTCCCCTTTTTTATACACCATGATAAGAAGAAACAAACACGGCCAACCTCTCAATCCCTATAGTGGTCAGGTTTATTACGATGAACGAGACCATACAACATATGAGTGGTTTCCTTATTCTAAAACCCCTAATGATGGAGTATGGATGGAGATAGATTGGAATCATAAAAGATTGCCATGACAACAACCGAAAAAATTGCAGCAGCAAAGAAAAGAGTTGCTGAATTAGAACTTCTTATAAAATTATGGAGCAAACCAACAAAGACCTGATAAAAAATTATTATGACCAGCTTGCAGAATTACAGAAAAAATTCTGGTTTGAACGGTTAGATCTTAAGGAATATTGTGTAAGATATGATGCTATAAATAAAAGGATAGCGGAACTGGAAAATGAGTGATTCAAAAAAGCTGAGAGCATTGAAAGAGATAAGACGTAAAAATTTAGAAAGAAACTTACTAGATGTCCAGCTAAAAGGACAGGATCATTATGTGTTTATTAATGAAAGGAATAAAGCACAAGTTGTAAATAAAGATGGTGCTTGGGTTACTGAACACATCAGAACATCAATCCTGAAGTTTAATTTTGAAATTGATAAAATTGAAAAATTGTTAGTAAAAGATTTTACAAAAGAAGAACTTAAGGAATACGAAAGAAGCGTTTCATAGGATTTTTTTTCTTGTCTTTCCTTATTTGATGGGCAGCTGAAAAGGCTTCAAGTTCTACAAGACGGCCAAGTAAAGATGCAAGAAATACATCCTGTTTCATTTGATGCTTTACAAGATGTATGCAATACCGCTTAATGCTGTAGATATCATCAGAAGCCATGATGTCACGGCATCTTTGTTCCACCGATAGTTCAAGCTCCAGTGGAGCATCTTCTATCTCGATGTTAAGAAATTTTCTTTTCATTTTACTGGAAAGAGTTTTTCTTCAATCATCTTGACGATGGCATCATCAACATCATTATCTGATTTGGCTGCCAGATCTTTCAAAAGGTTCAAAGCCGCCTTGCGTAGACTTTCACTTTTACCAAACCTGATGAACAGATTAATTAAAAATTTAGACATAAAAGTTTGTGTTCTTTCCCAAACATACCAAAGATTAGTGAATCTTGCCTTCAAGCCTACTAACCGCTTGGCTAAGTTTATTTAATCTATTGTAAATATCAATTATTGTTTTTTCTCTTCTGTTACTCATATTTGAAAGCACCATAACAAAAGCGGTCGCTCCCGCCCCAATGAGTGCTGCGTGGATCTCTGTCATAATTTGGCTATAATTATGTTAAGTATGACTAAATTTTATAGTTATGGCTGAAGAAAAAGAAGAAAAAGAAGGTATTGAATGGGGTGAACTTTTTGGTCATGCAATCAGATTTTTGATTTTGACCTGGAGTTTATCAATGATGACTTTGGGGTACATGGGTAAGGTAAGAATTGATGGAGCGTTTACGGCTGGACTCGTCAGTGGAGTGCTCGGTTCATATGGCATTTCAGTTGGAAATAAGAAAAGTGGTCAAAATAACAGTAATAACCCTAAAATAATAGATAATAAGAATAGTAAAGCTGGTATCAAATGAAAAAATTAATTCCTGTTATTTTATTAGCTTTCACACCATCAGTTGCTCTTGCTGATATAACTTCAAAATTTACATCTAGCGTAAGCGTAAAAGTAGATGCTGCTATGACACAAGCCACACGGATTGGTGCGTCTTATAGTGCCTCTGGTAGCAATATTGGAACAAGTGATTCAAACGATCAGATCGGAGGACTAACTGTAAGTAATGGTGCAGTTACTTTAAATGCTGGAGATTATTCTATAAATGGATGTGGAGAAGATCC